CAGGGCGTCAGCGCGCTCCTGGCGGTCGATCTCCTTGCCAAGGTTCACGATATCCTGCTCCATGCGGTCATAGACTTCATTGTCCTCACCGTTCAGGATGCCGTTTTCGTCCCTATGGGAATCCAGAAAGGCCTTGGCCTCTTCCCAGATACGGGCACGCTTGGTGCGCAGTTCGTTAGTGGTCATAAAGCAGTACCTCCTTAGTACTTCAAAAGATTAAGCCGCTCCATCAGCGCATCGACGGAACGGCCCTTAGGCTTCTGCGGCACTGCGGCCGCCTTGCATTTTGCAGCAATCTTGTTCATGATGGCTTTTTCAACTGCTGCGCTAGAGAAAGCGTAGGCCTCAAGATCGTCTGTGCTGCGCTTGCTGTCTTCCAGCATGGCGTCGGCAAATCCAAGCTCAATGGCCTTCTTTGCATTCATCCAGGTCGTGTCATCCATCATGTGGGAAAGCTGTGCGTGGGATAGATCGGTGCGGAGCTCATAGGCATTGATGATGCTTTCCTTAACTTCATCCAGCATTTCGATTGCCTTCTGCATCTCGATATGGTCACCGAAAGCAGCGGTGGACGGATTGTGGATCATCATCATGGCGGTGGGAGCCATGAGAACCTTGGTGCCGGCCATGGCAATAACGGATGCAGCAGAAGCTGCAATACCGTCAATCTTGACCGTCACATCACCCTTATAGTCCATGAGCATAGAATAGATCTGGCTGGCCGCGATACAATCGCCACCGGGACTGTTGATCCAGATGGTCACATCACCGCTGCCAGAGAAAAGTTCATCACGAAACATCTGGGGCGTAACGTCATCATCGAACCAGCTCTCTTCGGCAATTGTGCCGTACAGCTCAAGTACTCGCTCCGGTGCCGATTCTGTGTCTGGTGCTTGATTGCTCCACCTCCAGAACTTGTTTGTTTTCACTTGGCGCGTCCTCCTTTCCTTCATCGTTGGGAGTGGAATCATTTGCAAAAGCCCCAGCTTTAACAAGCGGGAGCATGTTGCCGTTAATGAGATACAAATCACCGCCATCCTCAGCCGGTATACGGTCGAGGTTTTCCAACTCACGGATGTCGTTTGCAGACATCCAGCCATTCTGCCGGGCGGTGGCATATCCGTTCATGCGGCTTGCGTAGTCGCCGCGGAGCAGGCCTTCAACGTTGAATTTCACAAAGTACAGAGGCTTCTCTTCCGGGGTCAGCAGTGTCCGCTGAATGGATTGCTCCCAGCGAACGACCCAGGGGTCAAGCGTGTATTTGACAAACTCAAGTGATTGCTGCTCTATATTTGAAAAGCTCGACTTCTCCAGGTCTCCCACCATGTGCGGAGGGACACGGAAAATTCGAGCTATCTCATTGATTTGAAATTTGCGGGTTTCCAGGAACTGCGCCTGCTCGGGTGAGATGGAGATAGGCGTGTATTTCATGCCCTCCTCGAGTACTGCGATCTTGCCGCTGTTAGCGCTGCCGCCGAATTGGCTCTGCCATGCTTCCCGGACACGACTGGGGTCCTTGATTGTTCCGGGATGCTCCAGAACGCCGGAAGGGGCAGCGCCATTGGCAAAGAACTTAGCGCCATACTCCTCGGTTGCAATTGCAAGGCCGATAGCATTCTTGGCCATTGCAATTGGGCTGTAGCCAACAAGTCCGTCGAAACCCAGGCCCGGTATATGCAGCACATCAGAGGGGCGGAGAACAACTCTGCCAGTGGTGCCGGTTTTCGCTTCGTCGGATGACCGCGTATAGATGTAGAACAGTTTCCCGCTTTCATCACGGTCAACCTCCATCTTGTTGGGCATCAGTGGGTAGAGCGCAATAACCTCACCCTTGCCATTGCGAATAACCTGAGCGTAGGCATTTCCCCATAAGAGCAAGTGCGTCATAAGCGTTTCTCGGAAGACGAAGGAGCTCATCTCCGGGTTTGGCTCGTCATGCAGGAGCAGATACAAGGGATGGTCTGTAGCCTTCTCTTTGCCACCATCTTCCGTGTATCGGTAGAGGTGGAGCGGGAGACCGGCGACTGCTTCTGCCAGTATGCGTACGCAGCTATATACTGCGGTCATCTGCATGGCAGAGCGTTCCGTAACGGACTTGCCTGCGGTAGAACCCCCCATGAAAAAGCTGTAGCTACTGCCGGCAGTGCTGTTTTGGGGCTTATCTCGTGAACGAAACAGCCCAGAGAAAATGCTCATAGAGAATCCTCCTAAGCTGAAATGTGCCCGCTTGACATATACACGTTTAACGGGTATATTAGGATTGCGGAAAAGAGAAATAACAATTAGTTATCAGAGAACCATTGTTTACTCGTGTGGGTAGAAAGGATGACTAAGATGACAGACTATATTCCAACGCCTAAAATGGGTGAGATTCTTAGGAAAGAGTTCATGGAGCCGATGAATCTGTCGGCGTATAGACTAGCCCAAGAAATCCATGTACCTGTTTCAAGAGTTCAGGATATTCTGCATGACAGGCGGAAAATAACTGCTGACACATCGCTTCGTATGGCTAAGTTCTTCGGCGTGTCAGAGAGGTATTTTCTTGATTTGCAAAATGATATTGATATTAGAGAGCTAAAAGTAAGCCTTGCCAAAGAGATAGATGCGATAAGGCCGTATGGCTCAATTGATGCTTGATCGCCCTAGATGAAAAGCAGCCCTCGGCTGTCATATACAGATTCACTGGTGTCGTTACCGCAGCGGATAGCCCGATCCAGGGCCATCACAGTGGCAACGGCACCATCTATTTTCTCCGTAGACTTTTCCTTGTCGGGCTTTATATTGCCGGCCGGATCTGTGCGGATATAGATGTTATCCATCATCCACCGTAATACGGGGTGACCACCGTGGGCTACTCGCTCTTCCAGGACGAGCTTCATCAATTCCTTCGTCGGTGGGCTCATATCCTTAAAGCCCTGGCCGAAGGGAACGACAGTGAAGCCCATGCCTTCCAGGTTCTGTACCATTTGGACTGCGCCCCAACGGTCAAACGCAATTTCACGGATATTGAAACGTTCGCCCAGTTCCTCTATGAACTTCTCAATGAAACCATAGTGGACCACGTTTCCTTCTGTCGTCTGGAGAAAGCCCTGCCGTTCCCACACATCGTAGGGCACATGATCACGCCGGACACGCAGTTCCATATTCTCCTCAGGAATCCAGAAATACGGAAGAACGATGTATTTGTCCTCTTCGTCAGTGGGCGGGAACACCAGGACAAAAGCCGTAATGTCTGTAGTGGAGGAAAGGTCCAGACCACCGTAGCATACCCGGCCTTCCAACTCATCTTCATCGACGGCGAAAGCGCAGCGATCCCATTTTTCCATGGGCATCCAGCGCACGGCCTGTTTGACCCATTGGTTTAGGCGTAGCTGCCGGAAGCTGTTCTCTTCGGCCGGATTCTGCTTTGCAGACTCACATGCTGCCTTAACCTTATCGATTCCAACCGTGATGCCCAGCGAGGGATTTGCTTTTTTCCACACTTTCGGGTCCGTCCAGTCATCGGCCTCGTCTGCACCGTAGATGACCGGGTAGAATGTCGGGTCGATCTTCCGTCCGGCGATGATGTCTTTGGCTTTTTGGTGAGTCTCATAGCAGATGCTCTTGGTATCCGTGCCGGCGGTCGTAATCAGGAAATACAAAGGCTGCATACGTGCATCGCCGGAGCCCTTCGTCATAACATCAAAGAGCTTCCGGTTGGGCTGGGTATGCAGCTCGTCGAAAACCACGCCGTGTATATTAAAGCCGTGCTTAGAGTAGGCCTCGGCCGACAGCACCTGATAGAAAGAATTGGTTGGTGTATATACGATTCGCTTTGTGGCGGTGAGGATCTTTACGCGCTTATTGAGAGCGGGACACATGCGGACCATGTCGGCGGCAACCTCAAAGACGATAGAAGCCTGCTGCCGATCGGCCGCGCATCCGTACACCTCGGCGCGTTCTTCACCATCGCCACAGGTGAGAAGAAGAGCAACCGCGGCAGCCAGCTCACTTTTTCCCATCTTCTTCGGGATCTCAACATACGCTGTATTGAACTGCCGATATCCATTGGGCTTTAAGATTCCGAAAATGTCACGGATGATCTGTTCCTGCCAGTCAATCAGTTCAAACGGCTTCCCAGCCCAGGTGCCTTTGGTGTGGCACAGATGCTCGATGAAAGAAACAGCATAATCCGCAGATTCTTTGTCGTAATATGAGTCTTTCGCCTTGAAGGCTGTCG